GCAATGCTCTTAATGACTGCTTTTTAAGACTGTGCTGTCCTTTTTGGCGGTATGGTCTAACCTATATCTTGACAAGATTGGAGTCGATCCTGGATCGATTTATACAATCTGTTAAGGCTAGTGTAGATAAAGCGTACTTCTCTTTTGGAGAAAGGTCCGTTTTAAATTCATTATCCAAAGATTCTTTCAAACATTGTTTGAAACTCTTTAATAACTCGACCATAGGTCGGGAATTTTTCGGAGATGACGAGCTCAGATCATAAATGATCTTGACCCCCTCAAGCTTACACTTTGCCTCCATTAGACAAGATAGGATAATTCCATCACTTGAATAATAAGGAGGATATAGACCGTAGGACTGATCCATAGGTCCGTGAAGATTGCCAGTTACGAGATCACCATAAATATGGCCCTCGCTCATTGCTTCTTCACTAATCCCTTGTGACATACGGTGGAACTGGTCATAGTAATTGAAAAGTTCTATCTCTTTAAGAGAAAATTTCTGCTCAATGAAATATAACCACTTATCTTCATATTCATCATTGATGAATGTGTTGAAATGTTCCATTGCCGTCTCGATATCATCTCCACTAGACATCAGGTTTACCCTGCTAGCGGAGAGTTGGAGAATTTTCTTAATGATAGATAAGCGAAGCTTATCTAGGTTAGGAACCTCCACCTCACTTTCAATATCAATGATATTGGTGTGAGACAGTTCGTTATACGTTTTCATTAGTTGAATTGTCGACACTTTATGTGCTTCGAACTTTTCCTTTGAATTCGCATACTCTTGTGAGCAATCCAGGATCGCTTCAAGAGTGGGAACTTTTTGATTCGGCAAACGTTCTTTCAAATGTCCAACTAAAGTTGGAATATAAAAGGGTTGCTTCAGGGATTTTGATACAAGATTAGGAGAAATGGGCGAGTAATCGTCTCCATTCCAACTATTTCTTGATACAAACTCTAAGAAGTGACCATAAGGGGCCATTCCTTTAGTTTTTGCTATATTAACAGGGACGCCCAGTTTGTTATACATATCCACGAACACGTTGTTCGGGTCTGTTACAACTAAGTCGTCTCCTACTTTCATATACGGCAATGTTTGACCGTAATGTGTTTTGTAGGTATATTCAATCACATGGTGATCCGAATATGACGCTGCCATGAAGGAACCCTTGGTTCCCATGCCTTGTCCCTTACCATACTTAATCTTCTCGTCAGAATTTCCGACATTCCAATTACACGTAATAGCTAGGCCTTGCCACGCTACCGCGAATTGTTGTCCAAATCGCTGATTCACTACTAGGTATTGAATACGAGATGGGAAGTTATCTGTCCATTGCTCAGCATCGATTGATATAGTATCATCTCTGCTTTCGAGGGTATTCACTTTATTGAATCCTTCGGCATGGTCAAAGTATGCAGATTTATCGTGGAATTCACGGTTTATCTTATGTTTGAGCACATTTTCGAATGGCTCTAATAGCATTTGAGTCCAGACATCGCAAATAGCGACTGTTCGGGACTTATTACCCTTATCGGGAACTGCCACTAGCTTTCTTAATGCGACCTTGTTAAGATCGTAATCAGGATTACTAGTGGTGAATTCTTCCGCATGTTGTAGGAAGTATTCGTAAAAGGGAAGATTGTCTGTAATTGTACAAAGCGTTTTGAAGTGCTTGTGCAATGGAGAAGAGAGTAGCTTGGCTGCTTCCATCCCCGCAGATTCAATCTTCGATACGCCGTTTGGCCCTCTTTTATTCCCAAGGAAACCTTGAATCCTGAAACTATTAGTTTCCAGGGGTTGAGGTTCTCCCATTGTGTCTAGTAAGTATTCCTTAAAGGAATCTTCCCATTCACGAGAAATTTCAAATCTTTGTTGCAAGTTGCTAACATCGATTCCTGAGTAATCGGTACAGACCTTATTCACGTTGAATAGAGTCTTTAAGAGTCTGAGATTCTCAACTCTTATACTAGGTTCTTGTACTTTTCCACCAAGGGTGGGTACAATAGAATGATAGACCGGCCTTAAGAACCCAAAAACTTTGGGCCACTTATCGACCTTACCGGTAGACACTCGATCCACAGGTTGTGGATTGTGTCCCTCACAAAGAAGTAAACAATA